CTTTTTTGCTTCTGTTGTTAGCATTTCTAAAAATCCGGGGGATTGTTCATACTTCTTTTTATATGCAGCATGAAATCTTTTAGGTGCATTTTTAGGATACGGTTTTGGTTTTGCGCCTGATGGTTTTTTCTTTTTCTTTTTACTAAAACCTATTTGTTCTGATATAGATGCCATTACTTTAACTCCCCATAATGCATAGCATGTGCTAATTTATGGCTGCGTCCTTTTACCTGCACAGCCCAACGACTGTCTAACATTTCACGTGATGCAGTAGGAAAGTCTCCTTCATATACAGCAGCCCACATTTTTTTAAACTTACACAGTCTAGGAACACCCATATTAAATGCCATGTCTACAAGTACAAGCTGACGTACAGCGTCTAAATCTGCCACGCAAGGGTGCGCTTTAAGCAGTTCTTCCTCGACTATCTGCACGTCATTCTCTAATAAATATGCAGCGTCAGCTTCTGTAATACCATGCTCATATACTGCTTCTATGTTTGGAAAGTCCAAAGCATCAAGTTCTTCTTGAGTAATGCCTCTGTCTTCAAGATTTCTGCCTACACCTATTGTATCAATACCAAGTGTATCCTGATAGACCTGAAGACGTAAACCCTCACTCTGAACAAGCTGTTTAATTAAATGTGTGCGAATGTATTTCATCTATTTACCCTTTGCTTCTCTACCTAGATAAATACCATACACACCTGTCATGACACCCATAATAACAGAAACAAATGCTGACTGTTGTGTTGTAGGGTCTGGTAGGTTCATAAACCATTCAGCACAACGCCAAGACATAGCAACAGAAGCAATCATTGTTAGCTTTGCAGTAAGATTAAACTGCAACCATCTTTTCCACCAATCAGCCATAGATTTTTTATCCGTAACAAGAGTTTTATTATTTATTTGTTTTACAAACTCATCTAAGAGTTCTTGTTTATCCATTATTTACACAAGTCTTCATAGCGAAGTGTATGTTGCCTATGCTGTGACAAGTCACCCACGTGGTTGTACGTAAATATTTCTTTGAGTAGAGTTATTATGTGTTTCATTTTTTACCAAAGAATTTTGTAGCTGAACGAACTCCAAAAGAAGCGGCAACGATAACTCCCAAGGAATATTGATACCATTCAGGCATTTTGTTGAGTTGTTCAAATCCATTCTGTACTACACCTTCCATGCCCGGTATAAATGCAAGTATTAATGGAATACTAAATAAAATTACTAGCCACTCGTCTTTCCAACTTGATGACGAAGCACGTGCCATTTCCAAGTCCCAATCAATTTCACCTGTAGCTTTTTTCTGCATTACTACAGCTTCTGCTTGAGCCTTTGCTACTTTTGTAGCTGACTGTGCTTTCTTCTCTTCTACCTTACCCTCAAGCCACGTAGAAGCAATATTACTTATCGGTCCTATCAATGCGGCTAGCATTATGACCCCCTTCTGAATTTAGCGGTTTTCTTTGATATCGCTTTAGGCTGTCTGACGAACTGCTTACCAGCACGAGTTCCTTTTCTTTTAGCACGTGTTGTTGCTGCATACTCTTGCGGGGATAACGCTTTGATAGCTGCTGTCGGTAAATACCGTTCACCAGTTTCACTGGACGGTTTGCCACTTTTGGTTCTCCACTTCTGCTTACCCCAATCTTTCAAACTCTTTTGAGATTTTTTAAGTGCCATTATACACCTTTCAAATAAAACGCCCAAGCAACTAACGCAGCTAACCCAACCGTTCCCACCACACAAACAAGAACTATAATAGCTATTTCAATCCACTGTTCTATTTTACGTTTACGTGCTTCTGCTGCAGCTAATCTATCTTTACGTGCCTGTGCCTGAAACTTTATCCAATCATGCCACAGGCCGGGTCTACCAGTATATATCATAAGCTGCTTTAGTTGTTCTTCCTGCTGCTTTAGCTTTTCAAGATGCATAAACTCTTCTAAGTCTGCACCGCCTACACCACGTCTTTTCTTTTCACCTTTTTTACGTAAGTCTTCTGTAGCATTAACATACTTACCTACTTGTGAAGCAACGTCAGCAATCTCACGTCCATTTTGGATAGCCATCTTAATTGCTGCAAATGCTGCGTTGGCTGCGGCTATCTCTGCTAACATTTGCTACTCCACAATTTTTACGATATAAGTTTTACCGTCTGGTCCTTTGTCTATTTCAACTGTTTTGTTTTCGCAAGAATATCGCACAGTTCCTGTATCTTTATATAAGTTTCTTTCTATTGTGCGTTTTGCTTTTAAACATTTAGATATTTGCTCAAATGGTGTATGCTCTGCGACATGTCCTGAAAGATATAATATTAATGTTATTGTTTCAGTGACCATTTGTCATTTTCTCAATACGTGTTTCTATAGCAGCAATACGCTTTTCATAGAACTCTAATGTTAATTTTTGCTGTTGGTCATGTGGCGCACGACCTTCATCTATTTGTGATGCTAGTTCGTCTAACTGGTCAGCTAGGTGTTCTATTAACATAAACTGCTCAGAGTCAGCAGGTAGACTTCCCATTTCACCACGAGGCCACTTAATGCGAAATTCTGTATTATGGTCTACATTAGACTTCATCATGGTGATGTTAGTCTCTATGGTATTAAGACGTTCTATGATACCAAAGTATGCCCACGTTGCGAGTGACGCTGCGGCAACCATGCTGATAATATTACGAAGAGGTAATGCAACTTCTGTGTTCTCGTTTAATTTTGCAGCCATTAGTTTCTATAGCCACCACCTGCAGCTTTATAAGCCTTCGCCATCATTTGCGCTTTTCTTGCACTCCACTGACCGGGCCTACCGCCTTTTGAGCCAGCCTTAATTCTATTAAATATACGTTTTCTCAAAGCAGGTTTGGTATAATTGCCAGCTTCATTAACCCTGCTTTTAGCTTTTTTCTTTGGAGCCATGTTATTACCTATGCGTTAGGGTCAAAAAATTCTTCTGCTGAAATTGTAGCAACAATACTACTTGCATGACTAGCAGAAATAATTATCTTATCCTCTGATTTTAAAAATAAAGGTTTGTCTAAAGTAAAGACTGACTCTGATGTTATAGTAGCTAGTGAGTGTGCAGTAATTATAGTAGTTGTACTATTAGGAACTTTTTCATATATCTTTATTGTAAATGTTCTTGCACTTGCATTAGCATTAGTTAATAGCAAATGCTTTACTACAGACACATGATTCTTAGGCACAAGATAACAATCAGTATCTCCTGTACCCACAGCAGTTATATCAGTTGTAAACTTTGAGCCATTACTAGCTATAGGCATCAGTCATTCCAATCTAGCACAGTTCTATGCTTACGCCAAAACCAGTTGCCCACAGAAGTGAAAGGCTTGCCCATATTGAGCAAAGCCAATCCAAGGTATCTAACCAAAGTACGTTTTAGGTTTGTTACGTTTATTAACATTCTTTTTATGCACACCCGGTCTGCGTTTAGGTTTTTTCTTTTCTAGTTTTTCTGTGCTGTAAAATCTAGCCATTACTTCTTCTTAGCTGCGCCACCACGCATCATTTTCTTTTTAGCCATTCCACCACGCATCATTTTTTTCTGCGCCATCTTAGCCATGCCACCACCACGCATACGCTTTTTCATCATACCACCGCCACGCATCTTCTTTTTAGCTGCTTTCATTTTATGTCCGGGCATTTCTTAGTCTCCTTCTGTCAACTACCAGTGACTCATATGTATCTTTAGGAAAGTGCTGGTAGTATCCAGACTTTTCCAAGCTAAGTGAAGCATCATCAAGTAATGATAACTTCTGAACAAAGACCATGCAATAGACTAACTCATTGTCTGTTACATCATCTTCAACTAAAAACTCCAGACCTGCTTCCACTGCATCATAGTCTGGATGAAACACCATCAGGTGCATATCATGACCAGCGATAGACATGGCTTCATTTACGCCATCACACCACCCATCAAGATATTCCATATCGAGCAAATATTGTGATGCCCAAATAACTATATCATATTCGTGTTGGTCAAAATCAGCTACTTCTTTTGTTAAACCATCTAAACCTGTATTGATACTAAATACAACTTTATTTTCCAACCATGCTTGTTTAGCATACGGACATGGTGGCAGTCCGTTTAGCATTTTGTTTGGAACTTCAAGAAAGTCGTGCGACCACTTACGAATGTCAGCTTCTACGGGATGCACGTGTTTTCTTCTTCTGCGATTCTATAAAACGTCTATATACATTTGCTGCTGCTACTTTACCTGCAACTCTAGCACGTTGTTCCATAGCTATTGCAGCCTGTGTTTTATGATTATGGCCTCTGCTAGATGCTTTTATCTTACGCACAGATGCTTGTGCATCTTTTACGGTAGCGAACTTTAGACCCTTGATTGTACCCTTCGGGTCTTCATCTGTGTACAGGTCACTATGTTTTTTACTTTTAGCTGGCTGACCTTTTTTTCTAGGTATTCTAGCTGCCATTATGATCGTGGGTTTCTTTTACCTGCTGTACGTGTCCGTGCGTATGAACGATTTTTACTAGGAGATTGAACAGCTAAATTACTACGTCTATTGTCACGAGGATTACCATTACGGTGTGATACATCTTTACCTTTTACGTTTACGCCAGCTTTTTTGAGAGCATTACGTGCTGCATTTCTAGCTGTTCGTCTTTTAATTTGTGCAGGTTTACCCTGATACCTGTCATACTCTTGACGATAATTACGGTTTGCACGTGGCGGTTTTTTTGGTACAGCAACCATTAAACATTAAAACCCATGTTGCGTACAGCAGTACGACCTTTAGGTGTTTTTGCTAAAACCTTTAAACCTTTGTTTGGTAACTTATCTAAAACATCACCACCACCGACATACATGTGCCTTTTACCATTAGCCATGCCACCGTCTTTCATTTTACTTTTACTCATAATTTGTTTTTTAAACTGTTTATCTGTAGCCATGCTTTCTGGCATAGGTATACCTTCTTGTTTTAAACGCTTGCGAAGAATAATAATAGCGTCCATTTCATCCATGCCTGTTTTACGAGCCATGTCCATTACTTCTTTTCGCACTTGATTGAAAGTTTTATCTGCCATTTTTACCTGCTCTTTTTTTAGTTTGAATTGCTTTTTTTATTTGTTTTTGAAGCTTTTCGTTTTTAATTTCTTGCATACGCTGTTCATATGTACCTTTTTTGCCTGACTTTAGAGTGTACATCTGAGGACGTGACTTTGGTGTTGGTACAGGTTTAGTTGTACGTTTCTTTGCGCTATCAGGAAGTTTCAAAGTGCTGCCAGCACGAATTTTGTTAACATCTTTAATGTTGTTTAGTTTTTTTAGTGTGGCTACAGTAGTACCATACTTCTCTGCAATCTGAGAAAGAGTATCACCTCTTACAATGTTATGTGATTTTTTTGTAGGTGCTTTCGGACGTGAAGGTGGAGCAGAAGGTGCTGTTTTTTTAGTTGCAGTTTTTGTGAAAGGTCTGCCTTGAGTAGCCTCTCCGTATTTTTTAGCAACAAATGCTTTTGCTTTTTTAACTGCTGGTGGTATTCCACTACCTGCTTTTGGTCCTTTATAGCTAAATATATTTCTAAACACAGCATCAGGAGAATAGTTTTTATTTAAATAATCCATAGTTGCTGCATTTAAATTAAAACGGCTTTTGATACGTGTCAACATATCTTTTTTGCTCATCTGTCGTTTTTTAATTTCTTCTAGTGTAGCCATTAGTATTTTCCTCTTAACATTTCCAACGCTTACGTGCTTGTCTTAAACGGCTGTTTGGATTTTTTGCAGCCTTAGGAAACTTTTTCATTTGACCAGCAGACCTAGCACAAAATGATTTACGTCTTTTAGCTGCTTTACTACCGGGTTTTACTTTACCAGTAACAGCAGTCTTTAGTTTACTACCGGGGTTTGCTGCTCTATATGCTCTTACACCTGCAGCAGTCATACCTGCACCCTTATCTGTAGGGCGAAAATTCCTTTTATTACGAGGAGGCATTTTGCTGGGTCTACGAGTCATTATGTAGATGTGCCTTTTTTGTACTGTTCCGTTGGGTCAAAACATCCTGTCCACTTAAATAGCATAGGAGTTTCATACACTGTCCACACATTGATTAAATCTTTTATCATTTCTTCTATGCGTATTTCACAGCGTTCTGCTGTTTCATAAGGTCCACGACTATCGGTAATTTGCATACACATGTCAGCACTAGCTACATGACATGCGATTATCACTGCTGTAAACATTTAAGTCTCGTTTGGTTCTTTCCAGCCCTCTGCTCTCATAGCGTTTTCTACATGCTTTAATGAAAATGACCGCCCATAGTGCGCCTCAACTGCCTGACGCACGTAGAAGACATCACTGTGGGGAATATGTAAACGGTCTAGGCTATTATTGTGAATAGCATCGTAAAATGCTTCAAGTACATTGTCTGTGTATAGTTTTACTGATTTTTTAGGCATTGTCAAGCCTTTTTTTATGAGTACGTAGAGATTACTTAGGAAAGTACATTTATAATGTGGCATTTATAATGTCTTTAGCAAGATAATTGTAAAACATTTTTAATGTAACAGTTATAATGTTTATTATATATAATTATACATATTTTATGTGTACTTGTCAAGCCCATATTTTTGATGTATAGCCGATTTAGGTAGATTAGTGTGACATTTATGCAACACATTAGGTATACTTGTACATCCTCAAGTATCAATTACCCTTGTGGTTAACACTTAATTTTCCTAATCTGTGTATTTCTGTGTATATATATACGTAGACCCCCCGTCTGACCCCTGCCCGTAACCTGCTGATATGATGGTATAGTGCCTCAATGACCTGCCAGCGCAGAAAAAATTATTTAATCTGTCCAAAGTTTGGACAAGTTTTGATGATAAAGCTTTGATATTAATCAATAATTTGTTTTTATGCTAATTGATAGAATATCACTTGCCCAGATATGTAAATGTTAGTCGGTGCTAACTTTCTAAACTGGTACGTATATGTTATGGCGGTGTCCCCCTTCCTTCT